TTCTGAGTTTGAATGAAGCCGTCAACTAATTTGCCAGCCTTGTCAGCCTCTAAGCCATAAGCATTTAAGACAGAAGTCGCAGCATCGCCAACCGTATTGATGTCAGAAAAGCCACCAGTTGCCCCTAGGCTTGCCGCTTTTAATATGTTTGCGGCATCTGCTGCGTTGGTAAAGCCTGCTGATGCAACGTCATAAGCTGCGCCTGTCAGCTCTACAACATCCGCCTGGCCAGCAAGTTCACGACTGACATCAGATAAACGTTTCGTTAATTCTTCACTGTCTACCCCAAGTGAACGGACTTTAGCCTCTGCAAAATCTTGCTTAGATAAAATCGAAAAGGCAGAAGCCAACGCGCCAGCCGCAGTCGTGAAAACTGCAATAGGCCCCAAAGCCGCTTTAAACGCAGTGCCTAATGCAGCAACCCCAGGCACTGCAGCTCTTGCCCCAGCCCCAGCAGCAGCCGCAGCTTTGCCAGCACCTATAAATTTTCCATTTACGTCTCTTAAACGACCATTTGCATCGCGAGTAGCGCCGGCAACGCCATCCATCGACTTTGCAAAGCTCTTCGCGTTTGCAGTGGCCTTGGTTGAGTCAAGAGCAATTTCTACGCGAGAGACAACGGCCATGCCTACTTACCCATTGCCTTGAGTTTAGCGCCCACGCTTCGCTTTCTTCATCGCAGCCTGTTGCTCTTCGTTTAACAGATCAAAATAAGCCGACCAAATCAAAAGCTCTTCTATCGTCACCTCGTGCTTGAGCTTGATCAAGGTGTAGCCAAGCTCCTTCGCAACACCTAACTGCAGTCGCAACAAATTATCTTTTTTCAGTTCAGCTTTTAAGCTTTTGGGTCAGCCGCCTCCGTGCTGTCCTCTTCAATCACGGCAAGCATCAAAGATTGCAGATCAGCATCCCGAACATCGTTTTTAAGCTCTGCTGCTTGGCCTAGTTGAAAAAGCCGTTTACCTTCCTCATCTTGCGCCTTAAGAATCAAAAGCTGCAACGCAAATGCGTTTGTGTCGTCATTAGATCCTTTTTGAGCACGTTCACGCTCCGCCATTGTTAATGGGGAACGCCAAAACACAAACTCTGAGCCATCAGACAAAGCAACAACTTTTTTGACTGGCTGCAAATTGGCGGCTTTCTTTAGCTGATCGAGAGCACTTGCCACAAAAGATAATTTCTGTTCGTTGACAGCTTACACATAAAAAAGCCCCTGGCACAAGCCAAGGGCCACAGAATCTGTTGCCTGAACTTAGGACTTGGCGAAGTCAAAAGCTGGGGCTGCAGAAGGACGGAATGCAATTTCCACGCTTTGAGCATCGTCTGGGTTGACGCTGTAGCTAGCAGAAGTCAACACAGCAGCAAACTCAATTGACCGGCTTGTGGTGTCATCTGGTGAAGAGCCAGACAAAACCAAGTCTGTGTAAAGTTTGAAGGTTGCGCCGACTTGCTGACGTTGAAGTACATCCTCAATTAAACGACTTGCAATTGTGGTGTCGTCGTCTGTGGTGTAAACAGTGGCCGAGCCAGTGCCATCAGCAAAGCCAGTAATAAAGCTGCGGAACGGTGCGTTTTGACCAAGCGACCCACCAATCGCTGTGACATCAATTTCCTCGCGAGTGACTTCAAAACTCCACTCACGAACGTCGCCCACTGATTGAAATTCAGAGAATTTAATCGTGAACGGCGTAGTGCCGTCAGTGCCGTCATTTGACAGGGCAAGCACAGAACCGCCTGCTGTTGCAGAAAACGTTGCTGCCCCAGTAGAAGCGGTGTAAGTCTTGACGAAAACAGGAGTGCCAGCAGTTATGCCCCCAGGCAAAGTACCGCCAGTGCCGGTTCCAAACGTAACCTTGTCATTCACCTTGAAATTCAAAAAAGTACCAACAACAATCGTGTCGCTGGCATTGGTGACGTTATCGGCTTTAAACGTGCTGTCGGTGCCAGCAGGCTTGTAGTAAAGAGCGCCGGACGTACCGGACAGAACAGTAGCCATAGTGTTAAGCGGTAGTGGCTTTCTAGCCTATTGTAAGTATGCGTCAAAGGTTACGCTGACCTGAGTTTGGAAATAACTCTCAGGAGCGGAAGGCGTAATTGTTAGAGGCCCAGAGGCAGGGTCAAAGGTGACGCTGTTGACAGTGACGCGATCAAAAAGGTCCTTGACACGCTCAGCGATCGTGTAGTTGGCCCCTGTGCCAACGCCTGCTTTAGTGAAGATGTTGACCAAAACAATGCCTGTTTGACGGTTAAAACCTGTTGTCGGCGCCTGCAATGTGAAGTATGCGTTGTCGTTAAATTGAAGCTGCACCTGAAGCCAGCTATCTGTATTTGGCGGGATAAATGACGAGTTGGCATAAACGACCGGAATGGCTGGTGCGTTTGCCATTTCAGTAGCAATACGCCCTTCAATGACAGCACGAACGTCGTTATAAGTGCTGGTCATGACTCTGCCTCAACGCGTGCCGCAAGCGTAGGAATCATAGATTGGACACGCTTTGCCGCTGCTCTTACCCAACCAGGGCCGTCGGTTTGCTTACTGCTGCCCTTGCCAAGGCTTGCAGTTTCAAGGTTTTCGGCATACGGCAAATTGTTGTAAACGTTGTAAACATTGCCCATTCGTTCTTTTTGATAGCCAATTTTTCTTGGCTGCTCAGCGTTTGGCTCCGGGTAAGAATCTTTCCCTGCAGGCTCACCAGGGAACGAAACATCGTTTTGCCCGACAGCCCAACTAAGTTTGAACCGGCCAGTGTCTACCGGGCTGTTCTGCACCACAGACTTGTAAGTCTCTGCTACTGCTAGAGCAATTAACTTTTCATACTTATTTTTTACGTGCTGGGGGACCGCAGTGATTTTTATATTTCTTGCCATCGTTATGCCCTCAGGATTAGTTCGTGCGTGATCGCCGTGTTGTCTTGCTCCGTCGTTTCAACACGAATGATTTGATGTACAACCGTGCTAATTACAACGCGATCCTTTGTGCCAGGAGCTGACGGCAGGTCAGTAGCCGCGACCGTTAAACGTTTGTCACCCTGCTGAATAAGCTCATTCACTTCGCGAACGCTTACGCCTTCCAGCACACCTTTAACGTCGGTGTCGCTAGTTGTCTCGGTGATTGCGCCCGTTGTGGCGTCATAAGTGCCAGCAGAAACGTAACGAACTGTCACATCGCCACCAAACGTTGCGATGACCGTACCGGCCACTTTTTCAAGGGATTGAGCAAGTCCCATCAGACGCTATAAACAACGACATGACCAGAGGTCAAAGTAATTGAAGTAAAAAGCACGCCTTCAACTTTGGCCCCAGTGTGCATGTCAATTGCTGACGGTGCGCCTGATCCGTTTTCAGTAATGTTTTCAGAAGTCATCGCGGCAATGACTGAGTTCTTCAAAGCTTCCACCTTGTAAAACCTGCCAGTGTGCTCAGCTTGATCAGTGATAAAAATTGCGTTTGAAGGCGAGTAACCCATGCCCATGATCAGCTCCGTTTGATTGCGATGTTGCCTGGTCCGCTAATTCTAAGCCCTGTCAAGTAACGCTCAACCATTGGCGGGATTCGATCTGCACCAACAGCACCAGACTTGTCAGGCGTTACGTCAAGGTTGCCGATCTTGACGTTCTTAAAGTCTTCAAGGCCGCCAAGACTGATGCCATCCGTATTGCTGTGCAAGTAAACGGCAAGTTCAATCTGAGCACGCTTGACCTGATCAGGAACTTCGGTGTCGGTGAAATAATCTTCGGTCAGCCTGAAAGGGAATCCCCCTACAAAAGATCGCACGTAAGTATCGGGCTTTCGCACGCCAGTACGCGGCCATTGCAATGCTTGAGTATCTGTTGATCGTGCGCCTAGAAATCTTTCGCGGTCAAGCCGCTGTGCTGCAGCCGTTAAAGCACGGTTGCGGCTATCGGTGTTGCCTGAGCCCCACTTGTTCGCATCAGTGCTAAGCACCATCGCATCAACAAAGGCGTCAGCCTCAGCCAACGTTATGTAGCTGTTCGCGCTTGCGTCGCCCGCTGTTGCGTTGATTGTTACTGCCATCGGGCTTCACGTTAGAAGTCTTTGATTTTGGCTTTTCAGGGGCTAAGGCCGCCGCTTGCGCAGCAGCCTCGCGTTCCTTCATTCGCCTGAAAGCGAATAAACCCATCAGGAG